CACAAAAGTTAAAAGTATACACTCTCAACTAGGAGTCATTATTATGGCTTACAGTGAAAAAGTTATAGATCATTATGAAAACCCAAGGAACGTAGGCCAGTTAGACGAGACATCTACAAATGTCGGCACTGGAATGGTAGGCGCTCCCGCTTGCGGCGATGTAATGCGTCTGCAAATTCGTGTTAATGATCAAGGGATTATTGAAGATGCAAAGTTTAAGACTTACGGTTGTGGTTCAGCCATAGCTTCAAGTTCACTTCTAACCGAATGGGTTAAAGGTAAGCATTTAGATGAAGCTGAGAAGATAGAAAACACGCACATTGCCAAAGAGTTGGCACTTCCCCCAGTTAAAATTCATTGTTCGGTACTTGCTGAAGATGCAATCAAAACTGCGGTAAGAGATGTCAGAGCAAAGCAAGGAAGATAATTAAATAAGAGGAACAAGTAATGGCGGCTAAGAAAAAATCAACAGTCAACGCGGCGGGTAACTATACTAAGCCTACAATGCGTAAGAACTTATTCAATAAGATTAAAGCAGGTACTAAGGGTGGCAAAGCAGGACAGTGGTCTGCACGAAAGGCGCAGATGCTTGCTAAAGAATACAAAGCTAAAGGAGGAGGTTACAAATGAAAGGTGTTAAACATTATAAGAAAGACGGTACAGAGCATAAAGGTTCTAGTCATAAGATGGCTGACGGAACTTTACACACTAACAAGTCTCACACCAAGACAAGTGTAAAGTTATTTCATTTGAAGGACTTGTCTAAAAAATCTAAGATGAAAGCAAAAGGTACGCACAAGTGTCGCTAAAGAAACCTCAGAAGTCTTTGAAGGCTTGGACAAAACAAGAGTGGACTACAAAGTCTGGCAAGCCTAGTGCTAAAACAGGTGAGAGATACTTACCTAAGAAAGCTATAAAGGCTTTGACACCTGCACAGTATGCGGCAACAACCAAAAAGAAAAAGGCGGATACTAAGAAGGGCAAACAGCACAGCGCACAGCCCAAGAAGGTTGCTTCTAAAACTAAACAATACAGGAAAGTATAATGGCTACTCCCAGAAAAGGTAAAGCAAAAGTAAAAGTTACAGCCAGTGGAAAGAAAGTTAGCTATGGACAAGCAGGTAAAGCAAAGGGTGGTGGGCCTAGAGTTAGAGCGGGTACATCGAAAGGGGATAGTTACTGTGCCAGAAGTTTAGGTATTAAAAAAGGACTATCTAAAAAGAAACAAAATGACCCTAACACTCCGAACAACTTATCGCGAAAGCGTTGGAAGTGTTCGGGTGCTAAGTCTAAAAAGTAAATGTTAATGGTGAGTAATGAAAAAGTTTTGGAAACTGTGGGCTTTGAGCCTAGGCGAGAAAGTGGGAGACACAGATTCCGAAGCTAATGCCGTGGCTGTTATACGGACAACGCTAGTTACTATTAATTTAATTTGTTGCTTTTGTATAATGACTAATATCTTACTGCATTAGGAGGGCATATGATTCAAGGCGTTGAGTTCATCCTCCAAGAACTTATGTAATGCCTCTAGTTTTGGTTTCGTAAGTTGTACAATGTTTCTTATAATTAACAATTCATCTCCTTTAAATACTTGGTTTAAATCACTAGCGGGGATGCCGCTCATTTCTGTAACAACAATCCCCTCACAGTTTATCAAGACTTTAAAACCTATGATGTTGGCTTCCTTGCCTTTCTTAAACAATTTCACATGCACCACCTACACAAGCTAACTCCTGTGAGCCTGTAGTGTTATCCTCCATTTCATACTGTTCTAGGTCACTCCAATCAACATCCTTGGGCATAGCCGCTACTAACTCTTTGTACTTCTCAGCAGTGATATCTTCATAGGGTGCTTGCTGATACACATGATCGCTAACAGGTAGTAAGCTAATGCCGCTACAGATATCAAAGTTATCCCATATCCACTGCGCTACTTGCAGGAACTCATCGTCAGTGTAGTACACCGTGATGCTTGGCTTATGCTCACACCAACTGTTCTGATATGTTTTCCACAAAGCCAACTGTTGCATTGCTCCAACTTGTTTAACTGTTGTGCTAGTCTTAGGAGACTTAACAGGGAAACTATACACCAGAGATGCAGGACTCATTGTGTCTTGCTCTACTGGGAATCCTGCGGTTGACATGAACTGAGCCAACGGGTCTTTTGCGTCCGAACGAACCCTTCTAATGTAGTGCTTTGAGAAACGAGGATGTATGCCAGAAGCACTATCAACAAGCTGAGACACAGTGCCGCTTGGCTTAACGCATGTAATAGCCACAGACTGATTGATACCAAGGTTCTCAGCCCACTTCTTATTTGTTTTAATAGCAACAAGTTTTAACTCCTCTAGCCACTGTGCTGTTTTATCTGACGACACTCCAATAACAGGGTGATCCATTATACCTGTCAAGCTTAAACCTAACAGTGCTTCTTCTTCGGTGTTGCGCTTCCAAACATTCCGCAAGTATCTAAAGTCTGTGAGCGTAGCTTGAAGGGTGCCAATGATAGCGGCAGTCTCAACCTTTTTCTTGAGTATTGCTAGAGTATCGTCTGCACGTACAACCACTTCGCTAAGGTTGCAAAACTGATTAGAGCGCAAGATAATTTCAGAACAGGGGTTGGTTCCGAACTCATGCTCAGTATCTCTACGTCCATTTCGACCTGCAATTTTCTGTGCCGCAACACGACTGAAGATTCCTCGTTCTCCTGCCTTGCTCTCGTACATGGTCTGCATCTCAGACAGGAAGGATTCAAAGTCAGGCTTCTCAGTATACGCTACGCTGTTATTGGCTAAGCGTCTATGACCCTCGTTCCTCCACCAATCTCCCGACTTAGCTTTCGACATACGCTGATCAGATAAATTAGATAAACTTATTAATGCTGAACGCCTAACACCACCAACAACTACGATGTCAGCTATCTTACAGCACACATCATGGCACTCAATGCTTGTCAGCTTACGACCTTTAGCTTTCTGAAAGATCTCTACGCAGAAATTAAACAAATCAACCAACGGCTCTGGCCCTGATGCACGACCACCAAAGGTTTTAAGCCTCTCTCCTGAGCCTCTCACCCTGCTCACATCCCACTGCGGTATCTTACCTGCGTACAGCATAGCAATCAACTCACGGAACGCTGAAGCCCAACCAATCTTGCTGTCAGACACTACTATAAGACTGTCAGTTTGATGAAAGCTCTCAGCAATCTCTGGTAGTTTGTTAATGAAGTTGCGCTCAACGCTGAACCCTACACCTGTACCGCACATAAGAACATACATCAACTCATCAAAGGATCGCGGTGAATCTATATGCAGGTAGCTACAGTTGAATCCTGCTACGTTATCTTTATCTAGTGCCTTACCTGCTGTCATCATGCAACGCATAGAGGGCATGACTTCAAGGTTGTGTATTGCATCGTACAGTTTCTGTCCTTCCTTAACTGTGATCTGCTCACGATCCCTCCAGAATGAAACATAACGAAAGACTGTTTCGCTCCATGTTTCTCTACGGCTATGCTCTGGAATCCATCGTGCGTAGCGTGACTTGTGTATAAACTGTTGATACTGATCCATTAATTGTTCTCCTTGGTTACTTTGTCTGTTAATAATGCGAGATACCACATAGCTTTTTGTAAGTCTTCTACCTGCTTGCCTTTGTAATCATAGCGCCAAAGGTATTTCATACAGTTACCCTTGAGGTAGCCCTTGAAAGCTACCGAAGACATAGACTCTTCAATGGCTTCAATGCATTCTATATTACCAGTGTTGTAATGCTTTGGCTTGTTGACTACATCTTCAATCGTAGGCTTTTTAGTTGCAAGGTCTTTTAAAGCTGTTCGTATATCTTCTTCGTATTTATATGCATGTGTTTCTTTCATAGCCATGTCAATGTAGGGCTGATGATCTATTGAGCTTTTTTCAATAGCAGGGTGTGCTTTACGTACTCTATCCCAATCTTCGGGTGTTGCATCATTTAGTCGGCTCATTTTCTGTCTCGTTATATAAGTCAATGGGTGGTTGTTTACGCTTAGTTTCTTTTAATTTAGAAGCTGTTGTTATCTTCTTGAACTTCTTCTTCCTTAAAAACCTATCGCGCCTCTCGTCTTTTCGGCTGATGTCAGTCAAAACTCTCCCTCTTCTTTGGGTTAATCCAACTGTCGGGGATGCTGTCTTCGCTAAACCACCTAAAGTTGTTAGCACTTGCCCATTCTCCGTGGCTTCTTTTAGTGCCATCCTTTCTACGTTTGGCTTGAGGCATTGGCGCACTGGGGTTAGCAAAAAGAAACACTAACTCAGTATCTTCAGGCAATGTCTTACTGATCCATATGTACTTACTGAACTCAGCGTAGTCCCAGAACCTACCTTTAGCTTCAAGCAAAATCTTCTTGCCTTCAATCACCCGCAAAAAATCGGGGTGGTAGTTATGCGAAACGGTATAGGGAACTTTGTCAGTGTGGAAACTCCAGTTGTCAAGTATACCATTATGTAGTTCGTATTCCCAGTTGGAGTCATAGCCTTTAACAAGATCCTTCTCTACTGGACGCTTTACTCGTGGTTTCCTATAGCCTTTCTTAATCTTATTCAATGTACTGTTGCCCCTCTGCGCTCTAGTTCTGCATCTATTAACAGCCGAAGATCACTAAGGAACTCATCGTCTATATCTATAATAGAGTTACCTGAGTTACCTGCGTTGTAAAGGTAACTGCCTGTAGCTATGATCATCTGCTCTATATTTAGCGGGATGTCTTCCATTGAATGTCCTCCAAAGTAATCTCTTCTATAGAACGATCAGGGAAGATAGCAAGCAGTTGATTGATCTTATTAACTATCCACTTAGGGTGGTATGCATTAAGGTGCATGGTTCGTTGCGCCATGAAATGAGTCTGAGTAGGCATAAAGTCTGTATAGTTCTCAGTAGTTATCTTCTGTCCTTCCTCTTCGCTAAGTAAAGTTCGTAGCCAGTTGACTATTATAACTCCTGAATGTTTTCTAATTCGCTTAGCTTTTCTTCCGTTCATAGTAGCTCCTCTACCTTGGGTTCAACTACAACCTCTGTTAAATAAGTAAATCCATTTGAGTATTTAAAAGTGCGTAAACCTTGACCATCGTTAGAGTCTTTGTAACAGTCGTGTTTATACTTACACCAGTTACAACCCTTAGCAAGTTTCATGTTACCTTTCTTGCCATCGGGTATTGGATTGTAGCACAATTCTGGAGGAGTCTCCATCTCTAACGCAGGTAATAACTTACTAATAGATGCTTTAATATTAGGCTTATCAAGATCATCAGGCACATACATGCATAGCTCACCGCTCTCTTTGTTTAACACCAAGAAGCCGCCGTTATCTGTACCCTCTGCGGCCTCGTACCCTGCAAGCTGACCCAAGTATCCGAAGGGATCGTCTTGAGATAATCGCCCGTCCCTGAACTTGTTGAACGCAAAGCGTGAAGCTGTCTTAACGTCCACTACTTCGCCGTTAATCTTGCAGTCCATGTGTCCTACGATACCATCAACTACAACTTCTTTCTGCTCGTCTGTTACTTTGTGTCCTGCCATGCGTACAAGCATCAACACAATCTCTTCAAGCAAGTGGCCGTACAGGAACTTGATCTGCGTAGCCCCATCAATACCGCCACGACCCTGCGGATCACGCTTCTCGTACCACAACTGACGAGCGGGTTTGCCTACATTAGACATGCGTACAGTGAAGTTACTGTCGCGTTCTCTGGGTGTTGACCAAGATTTAAGAGCCTCTGCCATTCCCTGTACGGCCCTATCTATATCAGCATCAGTCAGCGGTAAGGGTTCACCGTCCGATAGTTTTTCTAAGTGCTTGTAGATGTCAGGTACTAGAGTATTAAGCTTCATGCTGTGTGCCTTCTATGTTTTTAATTGTAGTCTTCAAAGTATCTAGGTCTGTCTTAAACCATTCGTTCATGTGTTCAGTGTGATTTTTTTTAAGAATATTGTGAACAAGTCTTTCTGCTTCTCGCCTGTCTTCAAAGTATTTAGAGTACCTTATTGTATAATCTCTAAAGGGAGAGGACGTTTGATACCCTGAACACCTATCGCTTGCATCAAGAGCCATGCCTACTTTGTACCAACCTTCCCACGCAGGGTTAGATATTACATAGACATACCCTTCTTTAATATCAGCGTAGTTATTTAACGATGCGAATGCCGCACCCTCAAAAGTTTTGTAGCGTCCACTCTTGTGAAAAGGATGCTTAGTTGAAATATACTTTCCGTTTACAAACATGCCAAGCTTGTCTCTTTTAGCCCAACATGTTTTACAAAGATACTTGCTCTGGGATTCTCTTGCTTCAGTCCAGTTACCGCCCAGTGTTAAAACCTCAGAACAATCTATACAGTTTTTAGGAGTATTCATTATAGTATCCCTCATTATCTATTATTTCGTAATCGTTATCGTCCTCTAAAGCTTCAATCTTTAAGGGGACTACTTCTTTGTCTCCGGTGTGTACTATCTTATGTCCTGTTATTACATACATACATTCTATTAAAACATCTTTTTTGTAATTTAAAACTTTTACTGCCACCAAAGGTTTCGTTCCCGTAGGCATCCTAAATATCCCACCTATAGGGACATTGTATCTCAAGTTCACAAACTCTCGAAGCTTTACCGCAGTAGTCTCAGTGTGTTTCACTCCAGTTCTCCCCAACTTTGTAGGCCCCATCTAAAGGACAATTTAAATTAAACATACACCCCGCTTCCCTAATAGATTGTACACCTAGCTTACCAACCTCTACTGCATCATCAAGGTGACACTCTATCTGCCATTCGTCATGTACATTGGCTACAAACTTAGCATCATACCCATGCTTAGCTATCTTCTGGTCTAGTATGATCAGGGCTTTCTTCATAACTATTGCACCCGCACCCTGTAAGAGTGTGTTGAGTGCGGCGTGTTCTGATCGCACAGTAAGCCGTCTGCCGTCTAACGCTTTGATGAATCCTGTTTTAGCTTCTCGTTGTACGCTATCCGTAAGGTGTTTAAATGATGGGAGATTATCAAAGAAGCGTTGTCTAAGTCCTTTCCCAACCGCTCTACCTCCTCCAACCACTGACCCAAGTTTTGCATCTCCGGCTCCGTACAGGAGGGCATAGATAAAAGTCTTTGCTTGACTTCTTGATTCAATTCTAGCAAGGCGCTGATTAGCGGTGTGTATATCGCCGTTAAGTATTTCATTAGTATACTCCTTATCGTCTAAGTAATGGGCTAACATCCTAAGCTCAAGTCCCGAAGCATCAATGCCTACAAGCCTGTAGTCCTCCGGCACTGTCCAACAAGATCGGCAATCTTCGCCGAACGGTGACGAACTACTAGGAATCTGTGCCATGTTAGGATGTGAGTGAGTCATGCGTGAAGTCACTGCGCCGTTAGGATTTACATATCCATGAACTCTGCCTGTCTCTTCGTCAAGTTCCTTGATCCAACTCTTAGTTTGAGCCAAGCGTTTCTGTAACATAAGATACTTAGCAATCATTGCGGCCTGTGGAATACCCTTAACTCTATTTAAAGTTGACTCATCTACAATAGGTTGACCTGTAGGTGTGTGCTTCTGAGGCTTCCAACCAAAACGAATTAGGTACTCGCCGATCTGTTTACGTGAGCCTAAGTTAAAAGGTGTTTCAGTTTTACGTGCTATGGGCTTAGAGTCCATGTCACAAAGTATACGTTCATACTCATCGTCTGTTAGCCGTGTGCCTTTGCCATGTTGGTCGGTTGCTGTCTTAGCTACTGCGCCTGTCGCTGTGTACTTAGGTGTTAGTATCTGAGTAGTAACTACAGGCCGGAACTCTTCCTGAACCTCTTGCTCTAAGTCGTGTAGCTTAGTTTCAAACATAGCCATCAAGCCCATAACTTTCTGCACATCTAATAAGAAACCATTAGTGCGTTGCTGATCAATGATCTTAGCTACTGCGTGTTCTATCTGTACTGACTGTGGTGTGAACCCACGGCTCTCAAGCTTCAGAGACTCATAGACTTTAGTGTTGAGCAGTACATCGTTCTTGCAGTACTCTAACATCTCAGGTGTGTACGAACTCCAAGCATCCTCCTGCTGACCGAAGTCACCCTTCTTAAAACCTAAGCGATAGCCCCACCCTTCAAGGCCGTGGTTGCCTTCGCGTGTAGGGTTGAAGAGCCGTGATAGCACCAAGGTATCAACAATCTTCTTATCAAACAAATCAATACCTGTTAACTTCTTTATCACTGGGATGTCATAGCCTATCACATTGTGACCTATCAGTTTAGTTGCTGAGCGCAGTAGCCCATAACCTTTCTCCAACTGAGTGTTGTCAAACGTGAACACATCCATAGTGTCTACGTCTTGAGCCACGATGCAATGAATCTTAGAAGGATCTAAGCCATCTGTTTCTATATCAAATACTAAGTTACTCATTTTATTTTGCCTTTATTGTTGTAAGCTAGTGCTTTTTATTTGGTTCTCTAGGCTTGTTAATATTTGTAGGTTTGTTTCAACATGAAGACCGCT